CGTCAACGCTGATCACCGGCTTGAGCTTTCGCAGCTCCCGCCGAATGTCGTCCCGCTTCGAGACGACGACGTAGGGGCCGTTCTCGAGCAGCATGTCGCGCGTCAGCTCCCCGCGAACCCACCGGGCTATCCTGTCGAGGTCGATCTTCAAGATCGGAAGCCAGGTGTCGGAACGTAAAACGAAAGCAGGATGCACCGTCGGAAGCACCGTTCGTCCGGCAAGCTTGCTTCGCCCTTCTGCGATCTGTGCTTTCAGCCAAAGCTCTTTCCACTTTGGCGCACCGCGGAGCTTCGCCTTTCGTGCTTTGCTCCACGCTGGGCCAGGATCGATCTCTCGAGCCGTCCAAACGAACCCGCGTGAATGCATGATGCTGCGGACGCCGAGCACACTCAGGGTGCTCGACTTGCCGAGGGTGACGATGGGGATCTTCGGATCGAACTCGGCGAGCTCGCGGAGAAGCCTCGGCGCGCAACAAACGCCCGCCTCATCGTTTTCGCGATCGATCTCGCTTCGGCACAAAGCCGAATTTGTTAGGGCCGCTTCGGTGAAGCTGAGATCGACTTCACGGCAGAGCCCTCTCAAAAACTGTCCCGTCATTCCAACGAAGGGGCGGCCTTGAATTTCCTCTTTTCGCCCCGGTGCCTCGCCGACGAAAACGACTTTCGGCGGCAACGGCGAGGGCGACGGCGGGACTACGATGTGGCCCTTCAATGGGCAAATATGACACGCAGCTCCGGCTTTCACTGGATCGTACTCGACGCCGTTTACGATCGGGAGGGCCCTCGCGGTCATCGGCCTCGAATTACAGTGGCTGTTTTGGCGGCACCATCACGATTGTATCTATGCGCCCCAGGGTGCCCGCTCCGCTGCACGCACCATCTATGATCTTGTCGCGCACTGCAACGCGGTAGACGTTTTTTGTCGTGAGCGTGATTCACAGCGCAACGGCGACAACGCCACAACTCCCCAAGATGCCGAGGGCTGCCCATCGGTTTTCCCGGCTTCAAATGCACCGGCCGATCACACACATGCCCGATGTATCCTGCGCAAAATTGTTGCTCACGTATCTCGCCGGGTACGATGTGTTTGCGCCTGTGCGCTGCGGAGCACTTCACGCACCGAAATTCTCCGATAGCGAGCCCTTGAACAGAAGCTTGTTTCTTAGCCCTACCGCACTCAAAAGTATCTCGCATTTGATTTGGGCACGGCAGACCCGACGCGCCGATACACACCACATCAACTAAACTGCTTCTTGTTTTTGAGGCGCAACCGCGACATCTCCACGGCGCTCCCCCGCGTCTTGCGATTTCCGACGGCTGTGAAGCGGATGCGGATTTCGCACCGTTAGGGCATGATTGATCACGCCATCCTACGCACTCAATTTGCAGTTTGTCCCGCTTAGGCCGAGCCCTGCTCGGCCTGGGCCCGCGGGCCCGATCGACACTATAACGATGGCGTCTGGCGCACATACGACAGCGCCACGGCCCTCTACGACGGTACCGCGGTTGCAAGGCTTTTAGAGACGGTTTTGCGCGATCGGGGCACTCGCTGCCCTCATAGCCGACACACACCTCTTGCCTCGCTAGCGAATCGGATGCTCGATCATAAGCGTATTTCTTATGGCGACCGAGTACGATTGAATTGATCATCGACACCGACACGCCAAGCCGTTCGGCTAGCTCAACCTGGAGCGCGCCTTCGGCGTGCATTCTTCGTATGCTCTGAGCGGTTTCTTGATCTATTTTTGTCGGCTCGACTTTTGTATCCTTCCAAGTCCAACCTCTCACGATTGCCCTGACGGCTGAAGTTGACAGCTTAAATTTGTCGGCCATGTCGCCCAACTTGACGCCCAGCGCGTACTCGGCGCGGATGGCACGGGCTATCTCGAATCGTCTAGCGCGTTCTGTTTTACGCGCTTCCGCACGTTTCAACATACTAGGAAGCGGCAAACGGCCAGGACGTGCGGACCACAAACGCTTATGTGTGCAAGAGCTACAACGCCACGGCTGGCGCTGTCGTCTGGCCACTCTGGTTGGATTAAAAGCATCTCTAGACGGCTTAGCTTCATGGGGGCACGGGCCATCCCAACCAACGCACACGGTCTGCCGCGCGAGCGTGCTCGCTAAAACCAGCTCCCCCTCACCCTCAGTAGGGGGCAGCCAAATCACCGCACCGGTGCCGTCGCGCTTACTACGCTGCCGTGACTTGCGTGATCTTGCCTGTAGGCTCCACCCGAAATCGGACCACGGCGGATCGAAGACGCTCCACGCGCCCCATAGATCGAGCACCACAGGAGGCACGCCCGGTCGCATGCACCGCGCAACCTGTTGGAGATAGCGCGCGATCGAAAGCGTAGGACGAGCAAGCATTACGCAACGAAGACCTGGATAGTCCCAACCTTCACCGAGGACATTGCACGTCCAAAGCACACGCAGCGTACCCTTACGTAGACGCGCCAGCGTACCGCGCCGTTTCAGATCCGTGTCCGAACCAAACAGAGTGCCAGCGGCAACACCGGACGCGTTGAAGTGCGCTGCATACTGGATCGCTTTTTCACTGGTAGCAGCGAAGCCGAGCGCAGGTAAACCAGCAGCATGTTTTGAATACTCTGCGACCATGCTCTCGAGCACCCGCGAGTGCGGTATCATCCCCGCCGCAACAAGATCACTGAAATCGTTCCCTGAGCGACGTGACAGATCAACTTTCCATTCTGGTGTCCAATATGACGGGCGCGCGATCCACCCCTGCTCAATCAAGCTCTCGACCGGCTCGCTCTCGATCATCTCTTCAAATACGGCCCCAAGTGGTTGGCCGTCCAAGCGCACCGGCGTCCCAGTGAGCCCGAGCACACGCGCGTTCGGGTAAGCATCGAGCACGTTGCGCCACTTTTTCGCGGTTGCGTGATGAGCCTCATCGACGACGATGCGAGTGATCCCTTGCGGCAAATCCCGTCGAGTGAGCGTGTCGAGGCTCGCCAACTGGATCGGCGCGCTCGAGTTCGTTCGAGCATGTTGCCGCCAGATCCATCCGATCTGCTTCTCGTCGATTCCGGCGGCGATCAGCTTGTCGTGCGTCTGCCGTAGAATCTCGCGCGTGTGGGTCAAGATAAGGATGCGATCGCCGCGAGCAGCCCACGTGCGAATCAACGCTGCGGCCAAAACTGTTTTGCCGGAGCCCATGAAGGCTACGTACAAGACGCTCCGAACGCGCTCACAACGTGCGAGCACGTCGCGGTAGTCGCGCTTCTGGTAAGACCGGAGATGATCGACGGCGACCGGCGGAGTGCTACTTTGCTTAACGTTCTCTGGGGCGGTTTTGGTCATCGGGCTTTCCGCGCCTTCGGCGTCTTCTCAGCCTTCGCCTTCTCAACCTCAGCCTCGTGCTGCTTCGACCGCCACACGTTGAAGTCCGCCCACTGATCGGCCTCGGTGCGACGCTGCCACGCGAGCACCGTGCCCAAGCTCTGGTCGACAATCGCCGGCACTTCCGAGAGCACGTGGTAGAGCAAGTGCCCGGTTGCTTCGGCGTCGGCAGCCGCATCGTGGGCGCCGACTAGCGGGATACCTCTACGAGCGCACGCCGCTTCGAGCTTGTGCCGCCCTTCACCTCGAACGAAGCGGTCGACGGCACGAACGGCTACCAGCGGGTCTAGCCACGGCCACGTCCAATCCTCGAAGGCACTCGCCGGCACAAACCGCTGATCAAAAGGCGCGTTGTAGGCGGCCGGTTGTGCCCCCTCGAGCAACTCACGCACGAGCGGGGCGGCAAGTACATCTTCTATAGCCCAAGCGCCCTGCACCATCTCATCGGTGATCCCGTGAATTGCCGTCGCCTCTTTCGGGATCGTGCGTTTTGGATGCACGATCCTTGAGTGGCGCCCGACTACCTTCCGCTTCTCGAACCGCACGAGCGCCACCTGTACCGCGGCGTCGAGGCCGGGGGTGACCCCAGTCGTTTCCACGTCGATGACGACGATTGGGGCCTCTTCCCAGGCGAGATTGAAGAGCCGGAAGCTCACGGGGGCGTCTCCTCTTGAGGGCTTTCGAGTTCTTGGATTGCACTGTCTAGCGTGTAGAGCATGCCGTCGAAGTCGTTGGCGAGAAGATTGCACAAGAACTCGCCGAGCGTTGTGGTCTCTTCGATTTCAACGACACGTTTGGCGAGCGCACGCCACACGACGGCGGTCTTCGGTGTCGGCTCATCGTAGAGTTCGTACAGCTCGATGCGATCCTCTTCGCGTCTAGTGTACCATCGCGCCGACTTGAGATCGCGAAGCGGCGTCTCGGTAGTCTTGAGGCCACACCGCCAAATGTACTTCACAGCGTTGGCGAAATTCGCAGGTAGGTTCTCGATAAGTTCGATGCACTCGATGCCGCTCGAGTGGCTGTTATACCAACGGGGATGCGCCACGCGCTCATTCGGATCTTCGCACTGCGTTGTCGTCATCTAGTTCTCCAACGGGTGCGGCTCTTCGCCGGGATCTTGAATCGGCACGCCCGCCGATTCCAACACCAAGAGGATGTCGAGCGCCGCACCGAGCTTGCCGGTGAAAACGCACAGTTCAATCGTCGCCGGCATCTCGAGGGCGCAGCCGACCAGGGTATCGATCACCTCTCGAACGGATACGACTCGCTCGTAGAGCTCTTTTTCGGTCATTTGTAGTCCCCGTAGTCGTCCAGAATGGCCTGAAACTCTTCTTCCGTGAGTTTTTTCTTAGCCTGCGCCACTAGAGCGCGCCGGGCTTCGCGTTCGATATCTCGCTGTCTTTCGCGCTCGTTGTAACTTCGACGCACCTCGGTGAGTTTCGCGGCTCTCTGCTCTTCCGTCCAGTCCGCGTAGTTCTCGTGCGAGTCGACGGCATGCGGCAGGCTCCTGAACATGCCGCCTGACTCGTACACGGCCCCGTGTTCGGAATACGTTTTGTCGCCCCTGGTTACGAACATTCCGATGTCTGGGCTATACCCGAACACGTCGCCAGTCATCGTGGCCTCCCGCTTCCCGCGAACTTCTCCTGCGCCTCGATAGCGAGATCGAGACACTCGAGCACGTCGAGGCCGAGGTCGTCGATCCAACGGATCGTCGAGAAGAGGATGTTGCCGAGCTCTTTCTTTACCTGTCGGATCCGTTCTTCCTCTTCGTAGGCATCCGAACGTGAGCTGTCACGTGCGACTCGAGCGATGTCCCCGATCCCGACTATCATGCGAATCGTGATCTCCGGAAGCGATTGCCGGAACTCGTCGCCCCAGATCTGCCGCCCTTGAACTCGAAGCGCCGAGAGCCCGGCGTGAACTTGATCTCGAATCGGTGGATGTATTCGCATGTCGACCTTCATCGTTTGTTCCTTGTTTTCTGCGTACTGCACACTCGTGTGAACCTCAAAAAACCGTCGACTCTCTAGAGCTGATCGCAACTGCGCGCGACTTGTAACCGGCGCCCAACTCGGAGAACGCTCTAAATACTGGCGGCGAGACTCATGATCCGGAAACGCGAGCAACGTCCCCCACCTGTCGGAGTCCGCGTAGAAAAACGTGAGAGGCTCGTACCGATCGGCGTCGACATCGTCGGCTACAGACGCATCACGTTGCGCGGCGGCAAGGCCATCTCGAGAGGCGATGTTCGCGGGTTCGATCACGGTGCCTTCTTCTGACGTTTGATCTTCGCTACCTCACAAATCACCGCGACGACCTCAGCGCGCTTCCTTCGAGCTGAACGTCCTGTTCTACGGTTCCGCCTTCGCCTACTCGCTCTCGACATATCCGATCTCCACTTTCTCTATTCGACGAATCCCCCACACTTACCGCAAGCACACCCGTCTTCTTCGGTGTGCTTGCTTCGAGCGCACCCGCACACCTCGCAGACGTCGCCGCCCGAAGCCGCATCCCGCTCATCTATCTCGATGAGCTCGTCGTCTTCGAGCAGCGACCGTCTACGACGCAGGTTCATCGGCCGCGGCTATTGCTCTTGCCGTTTTTGTTCGAGGCCGGCTTGCGCTTCCCTTTGGGGGCCGGCTTGTCCTCGTCCTCGTCGTCATCATCGTCCGCGCCCGACGTGAGCAGCGCGTTCATGTCCCGGAACGAGATCTCCGTGACGACCTCTCCGGTATCCTTGCGCGTTTGAAGCTTCGTCCACACCGTGAACTTCTTGCCCTCGAGCGCCCGGATGAGCGGTTCGAGTTCGGTTTCCGGATCATCGCCGAGCTTCTTCGGGATGAGATCCAAGTCGGCGTCGGCCGCCTCGCAGACCTCGCGGATACGAAGCTTGGCCATGCGCTCGCCGCGGGGGCTCTTGGCGCCGAACACCAGGAACGTGCTCAGCTCGGTGCCGAGCGCCTTCTGGAACGCCTCGTCGTCCTCCTCGGTGCTGTCGAGGCGGATGGGCACGATGATCATGGGGAAGCCGTGCTCTTTGGTCGGCTGCACTTTGCACTTGCCCCGAGGGATCGACGCCATCCACTCGCCCGCAGGCGCGTCGGGCGCGATCTCGTTCACGTCGAACGAAACGCGCTTGTATTCCATCTTCTTCTGGTTGCTTGTTGCTGTTGCCATCTTGCTTTCTTCTACCTTCGTTGCTGGTTCGGACGTTTCGTAGCGATCTCAGGGGACTTCTTGCCCCCCTTGAACTTCTTCTTGAATTCCTCGTGGAGCACACCGACGTCGGCATCTATCTCGCTCGTGCCGTCTGCGGAGAGACAGCTCGGGCCGTAGACACCGACAGGGTTGATAAAGAAACTACGACGAGAGAGATCCTTCGTGCTCTGCGACATGAAGACGACGTCACCGAACATGCCAGGAAGCTCCTTACGAAGCGCGCCCGCGAAGAGTGGTGCGATGCCGACGCCCGTCTTCTCGGTTTGTCCTTCAATGAGACCGCCGCCAGTTTCGATGTAGTGCGAGATGACGTAGACGTGCGCTTTGAAATCGAAGCTGCGAACGAGGATATTGATGATGCGTTTACGGTACTCTCGCCAAAAACGTCGACCGTCTGCTTCGCCTTTTGCGTTGCGCGTCTGATCTTCGAGCGCTACTTCGAGCCAACTGGCGTAAAGATTCAGGTCGTCGTACACGACCCATTTGTACGTGCCGTCCTTGCACCCACGACGCGCTTCCTTGATTGCTTCTTCCATCTGCGATTCGTCACGGATGAGATCCCACTTGAAGTGATCGTTGCGTCGCGCGGCATCCGTGAGCCCCGATTTCTTGCCGCAGTTGATCACGTACCCCATGCCGAACGCCGCAGCGGCGGAGCCCACTACGCAAGTGCTTTTTGCAATGTGGGGGTCGCCAAGTACGAGCACACGATCGTACGGGTCGCGCTCAAGCGCGGACGCATCCTGCGGCAATGTCGGTCTGCTTTCTCCCCGAGCTCGCTGTCACCTTCGAGCGGTGACCCTTCGACGATGAGCTGGGAAATGAAGTTGTACAAAACGGCGGACGAAAGTTCAACAGAAAAGATCACAAAAAGGGAACGGCGCCCCCCGTCGAAAGAGGGCGCCGTCGAGAGCGATGCGGGAGGATCTGCTCGGAGGGGAAATGTAGTGTTTCCGGAGCAAGTTGTCCAGCAGAGGCTCAGCGCACCTTCGGTGGCAGCTTCTTTGCGCGCTCGAACGGCGCCAATCCCATAAATTTATCCCATTCTTTCATGCGCTCGGCGATTCTCGGGTCCCCGGTGATCGGGCGCGTCTCGCTAAGAGCATGAACAAAATCCGCGTCCAACCCGGCCAGCACCGCCCGCTTCTCGTGCTGCCGTCGACGGCACCGCTCGATGACCTCCGGCTGTTGAATCCTCTCGAGTTCGATCTCGAACTCTCGTTGAGCGTCCGCGCCGAGCGCTTGAGCTGTCGCGTACAAGCACACCATGCTGCCGGCGATCTCTTGTGCCGGCTTACCTACCGGACGACTGAATACGTAGTCGACGAGCCGGTGCAGCGTCGCGGCGTCCACGTTACACGCTTGAGCGAGCTCGAGGGCTTCCTCGGCGGTGCGAAGGGAACGCTCTTGGGCGTCGTTGGCCTCCTTCTCGGTGAAGACCTCTCGTACCCAGGCGGTGACGCGGGATTGGTTCGTCATCGCTTCGACCCGAGCATTAGCTCATCCGCCATTGTCCGAAGAATACCGGCCGTGGCCACTGCGGCATCTTCTGGAACGTCTAGCGTAAACGCGACCGGCACGTTCGAGCTGTAGCGTGCGATGCGATCCACGAGCTGCTCAAAGTCGAACAAGCTCCCGAACGGACCTTTCGACGAGACGGTTAGTGCTTCTATTTGTAAAGTCACACCGACCGGAAGTTTGCTTTCGATCCTGTGGAATTTCATGCGAGCCCAACTTTCTGTTTTCCCCAAATCCTGTCATACCCCTCTCGGTAAGCCGGTGTCGCAACCTGCGCCGGCCCCACCTTGTAGATGCTCGTCAGCGGGCACCAGCCTTCATCAGACGGCTCGTCAACGTGAGCGAGCTCCGAGTTTACTCGCAACGGCGAACCGTCTCGCATCGGCGAGCACGTCACCTGCCTCACCTCACCGTCCGGCGTACGACGAAGGGCGGCGTACACGCCCGGCTCAATCTCGGGCCCGAACCAGATTTCGTCGTGCTCTCGTTTCTTCTCGCTCATGACGGCCTCTGCATTCGACGAAGCCGCTCGGGGGTCGCGATAGCGGTTCCTTTCGCGACGAACCCCCTAAAACACGACGCGCACATGCGTATGACCACGGAGGCGGCCACGACGACGCTTTCAACCACGACGACGCCCTCAGGGGTCAACGCGCGGAACGACGGCGTACTCCATTCCAGATCAGCTTCGTGCGGGCAGACGTCGCAAAGGATCACGGCGTGTGCGTCCCTTCGACCTCACGCGCCTCACGATCGGCCGTGCGCTTCTCGAGCCACATGAGCGCCTCCTCGAGCTTCGTGAGCGCGATGGCGTTCTCACGACAGGAGAACTTGCCGAGACCTTTGCCGTCCGGCGCTGTTTGGTAGAATTGAAGGCGTCCGATCGCCGCCTGGATAACGCCCTCGACGAAGGCGCCGTGCGGCTCTTGCCGTTCGACACCGCGCCCCAGCGGGCCGATTTGCCAACGGATAGAGATGCCGTCACCGAAGGTCCCGCCCCCGTCCGGGTTGCCGTTCGTGTCGATCTCGTGTTGCTCAGTCAGTTTCTGTTTCATCGGATTCTCCTTTTCAACACCGCAGAAGAAGCAGCACTTCACGCCATCTTCGATTTCCCAGAAGTGCTCGTGAAGCTCTTGGGTCACAGCCATCTCCCGATGATCGGCCGCAACGAACGCGGCACGCTGATCGTTTGCTCGCCGGGGGCGTTGCGAATCTCCTCGATCACATCGGCTTTGAGCAAAGCGCGGTACGCACAGTTCGGTTCGGTGCAACCGGCAATATGCACCAAATCCCGACGGATGCTGCGATCTTTGCGCGAGGCACGACGCTTGAGAACACTGCGGCGCGCCATCTACTTTTCCTCTCTGTGAAGTACGCGTAGTCGGGCTAGCAACTCTTCGTGCTCGACGTACCGCCGAAGACGAGCGTTCTCCTCGTCGGCGCGAGCTTGAGCTTGGTACTGTTTCGTCGCTTCAGGATTATCGTCGTGTAGCGCTAGCCACAAGAAAAACGATATCGTGGCGCAGGTGAGCGCGACGGCCGAGATGACTCGAAGTAGGTCTCTCATTTTTCTCTCACCAGCATCTCGCGTACCCGCTCGGTCAACTTGACCTCAGCTTCGGTCTTGTCGGCTCTTGTTTGGCGCGCCTCCAGCGCGTCTATGATCGCCGTGATCGGCGCCACACAGCGTACACACAACAAAGCGCCCCTATGCCCCCTTTTGTTGGAAAGCTCGCGTTCGTTGTCCCCGTTCGACGTCTTCACGCTAGCTTTCACTTCGTGTAACGCGCCACTTTCAAACATCGCAACGACATCGCACAGGTCACAACTGATAATCGTTTCGTAGGCCATCTCATTTTTCTCCCACCAACATCTCGCGCGTCGCCTCACGGATGACGCCCTTCTTCCGTAGCTGCGTGAGTAGCTTCTCGCCGGCAACTTTGCCGAGGGCCTCTAGTACGCTCTTCTTCGAGAGGCTCTCGTAGGTTTGGGTCCGAAGGGAGAGCACCTTGCCGTCACGGGTCTCGATGATCGTCCCGGCCTTCACGAGCCGCCGGAGCTCTGCCGATCCGGCCTTCTCGAGCTCCCGGAAGCGCTTGAGCATGTCGTAGAGGGCCCCGGCACGCATCTCGAGCATCCCCTTGGGGGGCGGCTCGGTCGGGAGAACGAAGAGTGCGTTCGGGTCGACGGGCTCGAGGGCGACCGCGTTGGCGGCCTTCACGAGCACCTCAGCGCTCTCGACGAGGAGGTCGGCGGCTCGGGCGGGGCACCCGACGCGGGCGGGGCAACGCTTGCAGTAGGGGCCGGGGCGAAGGAAGCCCTGGCCGATGCGGGAGAAGGCCGCGTGGAGCTCGGCGGCATGCTTTTGCTGCGCTTCTACCTCGTAGGGCTCCGAGTACACGATCGGGAGCCCCTTCCGGTCGGCGTGGAAGATCGCGACCTCTCCATGCAGCGGTGAACCCACCAATCCTAGCGTGCGCATTTGCCCGACCGTCGTAGGGCGCGCGAAGCCGACGAACTCGTCGTTCGCAAACCAGTCCTCAACGTACCCTGTCTTGTGATCGAGAACGACGGTACGCTTGCGGTTCGAGTTCGTCGCGATGAGATCGACGGTGCCGGGTAACTCTCCGGGGGCAGTTTTGTACCGGTGCTCCTCGTCGTGCGGCGCGATCTCGCGCACCTTCCAGCTACCGTTCGCCTTCGGCCATATCGCGTACGCCTTTTCCACTTCGGCGATCTCAAGCTTCTCTCGTGTGAGCCAGTTGCGAAGCACCCTCACGCTGCTCTTGACGTGTCCGGCGAGTTCTTCGCGCGCGTCTTTCACGTCGTGATCGCGGGCAGCTCGAGTGACCGCACGAGCGAAACCTGCGGCGTTCTTCTCGAGAGGCTTCTTCTTCGGAGAGCGAAGACACGCGGCCAACACGGAATGGAAACTGCTTCCATACCGGGCCGGTTCTTCGGGCTCGTCAGGCTCAGCTTCGATCGCCGGATCGAACGGACGCTGGCAGAGGAGAAGAATCTCGGTTTTCGACGCAGACGGTTGCCAGCCCATCAGTACAGCCCTCCCGTCACCGGGCATCGGTGGATGCGTGCTCTCGCACCGCACAGAACGCAGACGCAGGTGCCACGCGCAGCCAGTCCTATGATCTGGCGCCTCGAAGCCTCGATCGAGTTGATCCCAGGCTCGCGTCGGTGAGACGTGTCGCCCAACGGCGAGCGGAACACCATCGACGTCAGCGTTCCGAATTCAACCCGATACGCGCTCAGGCCCGCCGCGTCGTCGAACAGATCGAGGATGTCGTGGCGGAGCTCTTCGAGAGGGAAGGTCACGCGAGATCTTTGATTTCGGTTGTCGGAGTCGTCCACTCGGCATCGAAGAGCGCTTTCATTCGCTCTAAAATATCGCGGCGCGACAGCTTCCCCTCGACTGTCGCGACCCCAGCCTCTTCCAAAGTAGCCGCCGCGTAGCGAAGCAAATCCACAGCTACGCGCCCCCAAACACCAGGATCGGCGTTCTCGCTTTCGCTCGGCCCTTTTACAGCGTACACATACTTCCCATCCGGTTGTCGGAGGATCCTAGCAATCTCGGTTGCGTCGGCTACAGCGTATTTCAGCGATAGTTCACGGGCAATATTTGACATCAGAGCACCTTCACCTTCTTCGAGGATTTCCCGCCGGCCTGCTTGAGCCACTTCTCGAAGCCTGGTCCGAGGCGAGCGAAATGGATGTCAGCGCTCTCGAGAGCCTTGAGCGCACTATTGCTGAGGTCGAAGTCGGCCACGAGACCCCACAAGGCGAACAGCTTAGACGCCTCGTCGTCGTCGTCGTCGTCATCGTCGTCGTATCCGAAACTGAGCCTACCCCTAAAGCACTCGAGATTTGGTGCGTACTCACGGTAAAGCGCAACCTGGCGAAGAATATCGCCCACACCAACCGGCTTGATTTTCACTTCGATCACAAACGGGCGTTCTTTCTTCCCAGTACCGACAAGGCCGCACACATCGACGAAACCGATCGTCGTCTTGTACTTGCCCGTCCCTTTATTCAAAGGCTGCTCTAGGTAGCCGGTACACTTCCCCTTCACGTCGAACACGGCCGCCGCCTCAGTCGTAAGATACTGACAAGCCAAGTCGTGGCGGTTGTCAGACTTGTCTGCGTCGCCGAAACCTAGCTTCGAGATAAGCGTACGATCATGCGAATGCATTTGGTCTCCGTTGTCTTTGACGTCGAAATCGACCGATCGATACTGCGCGGACGAATTTGTGTTCGCGAGCTGCCTGAGCCAAGAACTCAAGCTTCGCTGCGCCCGCTTCGCGTACTTCGACCACCTATCGATCTCGGTCTGCGGGGCGTTGACTTGAATGCGCACTAGATCAGACATGACTTCACTGTGAACTCAATCTGACGTCACGTCAAGCGAACCGGGACATCCAATCATCCAATCAAAATTCGGGACGAGGCACCCCCCACTCATCTCCTGACACTCTTCCCAGTTTTCTCCTGATCAGTGATCCCCCTCCTCCCCCCTTTTTCTATTGGATGATTGGAGGTCGGGACAACCAGTTTCAGGGGGCCGCCTGTTGAGGTTCCAGCGCTAAAATAGCGGCGGATGCCATCGCTGCCTCGAACAATATCCGTCCAACCGATTGCCTTGAGCGCCTTACCCGCCTGAATCTGCGCCCCCCGATTCTGCTTGTCCTTCGTCATGTTCACCGCGTTGGTCAATAGCTCGGTGATCGTCACGCCGCTTTTCCTGAAAAGCGCCTTGTTCAAAATCAAGAACTCCTTGAAGTGGATCTCCCACGGGTCGGATTCCCGGCGCTCTTCGGCCTCGGCCGCGGCGATCTCGAGCAGCTTCTCGTCGCGCATGTGCCACTTCTCGTTTCGCGTGTATCTGGCGAACGCCTCACCCCAAAGCTGGTCGCGTTCTTCACGTACCATCTTGAGATCGATCTTGCCAATCAGCACCGGCCAGAACCGGCGTGCGCCTGTCGTGTCGTTCAAGTAGCCGGCGCCGTTCGGATTGACGGTCCCTGCAAACACACACTGTCTTGGGAAGTCGAGCGTCGTCTTGCCGTACGAGGGGCGGTAGCTATCCTTCACCGACGTGATGAACGCTTTCACGCGCGCGAGGTCGGCGCTACCGAGAGCGTCGAGCTCACTGAACTCGACGATCCACTTTCGACGAAGTGCCTGGTAGCCGTCCTTGCCGCCGATGTTGAAGACCGTGTCGAAGAACCAATCGTCGGACGCGAGTGTACGAAAGAATGTGCTCTTGCCTGCGCCTTGAGGCCCTTCTAGGATGAGCACGGTGTCGACCTGGATCCCAGGCCACATCACACGCGCGACGGCGCCGAGGAAAAAGTTCTTGGTGACAGCTCGGGTGTAGAGCGTGTCAGGGGCGCCAGCGACGCGGATGAGCAGATCGTCAAGGCGCGACTTCTTGTCCCAATTCTTGAACGCATCGTTTAGGTAGTCGCGCACCGGATGGCTCGACCACCTCTCAGCGACGAGCTGCACTGCCTCATCGACGACGGACGAATAGAATGAACAGCCGTACTCGTTCGAGAGCCACACGGCGGCTCGCGCCGAATCGCTCTGCGTCCAGTCGCCGATTTCCGTGTTCGCAGGCGCGAGGTCGTCGGGCCACGGCGGCGTCTTCTTCTTGACGATCACACCGGCGAACGCATCGTACGCGATGACGTTGTACCATTCCCTTCGGTGGGTGAGGATCGCCGCTGCGTTGGCCAAGCATGGCAAGTACGCGCCCTGCTTGTTCTTGAGGAGGTAGTTATCCCAGCCAGCTTTCGCCAATGGCGTGCCTCTTTAGCTTTCGACGGTTCTGAGTTTCGACGGTGGAAGAGCGATGCTAGTCTCGAGGGGTATCGGTCGTCAAGCCCCTCTTGTTTTGCCTGAAAACTTATGTCACATTGGGCGGCATGGCT